GCATTAGTCCGCCTGCGTTATACTCAGGTTGAGCATAACCAAATTAGTCCGTCTACGTTATACTCAGATTGAGCATAACCCCATGAACCCGCGAATTTTGATATATATCAAAAAACGAATGTGTGACATTTTTGCCACACTGTCATTTCAGTTTCCATAATGCTCATTATGCGAAGGGCCACAAGTGCCTGTTTTCGCAGTGTATTCAGGGTGCCAGGGGGATGTGTCGGGAGGATGCCCCACCCCACCATCCGCCCGGATACCGGGCCGGATACCACCACATCTAGCGTGCGATTCAATTCAAAGCGCTAGATGTAGGGGGGGGGCTTCATAAAAGAGGACCCATAAAAACGCTGTTCGGGCTATTTATTCGTCCGCCCACAGAAAAACCCGAAGGTGGTCACCAGGCCGAGGAGCGGTGCGTTTGCTAGCCAGTGACGCGCGCCTTGAGTGAAATTTCGAAAAGGGGTGCCCCCCCTCAAATCGAGAGCCACGCCCCATTAGTTGACAGAAAGCATCATTTCTGCCAAAAGTCAACGAGAAAGCGCGCCCTTCGCGTTGTTTTTTGTCATGCTGCCCACCATGAAACGGAGGCAGCCAGGGAGTGCATACAACAATGTCAGAAGCGATCGATGCCAAAACCAGCGTTCTCGCTGCTGTAGAGGCGGACTTCAAGCAGGCGGAAGCCACCGTAGTCTCGCACGCGAGGTCGTTGAGCGAGACGCTCCACGCACGCCTCGCCGCCCTAGAGGAGCGTATCGAGGCGGTCCTGCACATCAGTAAGCAGGCCGCAGTGCAGACGCGCACAGAGGTCTCGAAGGTGGGCGCGCAGGCGCAGGCTGCGGCCGACGCCGCAAGTACCAAGATCGACTCCGTCGCCGCGACCCTGGCCAACGCCGTGGGCAAGGCGCACGCGCTGGCGACGAACGCCTGCAATGATGTGCGTCCGCTGGCGGCGGCCCCCTCCATTCAATCGCTCATGTCCAGCACCGACGCACGGTTCGACAACACCGAAGCGTCAACCTCCGCCATCAAGCGGGCGATCGGTGCCATCACCGACCGGCTTGACGCCCTCCCCTCTCACGACGACGTGAAAACAGCAGCCGCCGTCCACGCACCGACGCTTGACGACATGCAGGCGACGCTGACGGCGGTGAAGGAGTCCGTCACTCAACTGACGACCGAGGTTCGCAAGGACTACGTGGACTTCGACAATCGATTTGCCGCTGTCAACGGCAATGTCGAGAAGCTGCTTGCGCAGGACCAGCTTGCCGCGATCAAGGGCGCCGTCAACAGCCTGCATCAGGACGTAGAGGCGCAGGCCCGCGCCTTCGCCGAGCTATCGGGCAAGGTCGCGGGATATGCGCCCGTTGCTGACGTGCAGACGCTCGCCAGCCGCATTGCCGCGTTGTCCAGCGCGGACGGCATGACCGCGCGCCTCAGCGCGCTCGAGGGGGAGCTGTCCCGGCAGAACGGAACGCTCAACGCCCTGTCTCAGTCCACCGCGCAGATGAAAAAAGAAATCGACGACGCGACCTCAACTGTCGAAGAGCTGGACCGAGATCTTGAGGCCATCGAGAACGGGGTAAAGCCAGCGGAGTTCGCCGCGCGGCTAGCCACGCTATCCGCAGCGGTTGACACCGCCGCCAAATCTGCTGCCGCAGCGCAACAGGCGGCCAGCGCTGCATCTGCTGGCGCGGACGCGGCGCAATCGCGGCTGGCCAATACGCAGGCGCAGCTTGGCGCGGCGATTGACACCATCAACGCGCGCGTGGCGGCGCTGTATGCCTCAGCCGCCGCGCAGCCGGTTGCCGCCAAATGAGACTAAAAGCCTCGCTGCCGGACACGCACACATGCGACGACTGCCGGTGGCACGCTCAGGGCAAGCACACGTCGCGTTGCCTTGAGCCATCGCGTAAGCCGATGCTCTCCGAGACAGCGCTGAGGAGTGACGGCAAGTGCGGCCCCGCGCGCAGGAAGTGGGCGCCGCGGCCTTCGCTGTTTCCAGACCCATCTTTCTGTTGGCCGAACCCGGCGATTCCATGAGTCAGTACAGCGGCCTCGCTCGCGGCTTTATCGTCTACAAGAGCGCCGGGCAGATGCATATCACTGAGAGCGGCCTGCGCGAATGCGAGGACCGTTTTCGCGCGGGCTGCTCGATCGCCGAAGTCGCCGACTTCCTCTGCATCAAGGAAGCGACGCTCGCCGCCATGGTTGCCGAGGGTGGCCAGATCAACGAGCTGCACCGTTCGGCGACCGCCGAGTACCGCTACCTCGTCCGACGCGCGCAGATCACGCTCGCGGGCGAGAACGCGCAGATGGCGCGTCATCTTGGACAGCACGCGCTCGGACAGCCAAAGGAACCGCCGGCTGCGGAGGCGCCCGACGCGGTGAAGCGCGTCATCGGCACCATGCCCGACTACAAGGCGGAGCCGGCGGACTGGCTCGCCGCTCACCGGCCGAAGGGGCCGGCGGCGATGCCCGTTACCGAGCAGCTACGCGTCCTGCGCGATCAGAACAAGGCTGCGCTTGCTTCATCCGACGCGGCGGACGCCGCGTCAGATGAAAAGAACGGTGCCGCCGATGGCGCGTGAAGAGGTCATATGGCGACCTCAGCCGGGGCCGCAAACTGCGTTTGTGAACTGCCCTGTTGAAGAAATATTTTACGGTGGAGCGAGAGCGGGTGGGAAGCTTCAGCCGAATGATAGCTTGGTGCTTACGCCGTTCGGCTGGCGCAAGATTGGTAGTCTTGTTCCGGGGCAGAGAATCTGCGCAACCGACAGCACGACAACGGACGTTATCGCAACCTATCCGCAGGGCGTAGTCGATATTTACAAGGTGCACTTTTCAGACGGTGCGGTTGTCGAGGCCGGACTCGATCACAACTGGCTCGCGTGGCGATGCAATAAGCAGGTCAAGAAAGGAAATAAAAAGGTGTGCGGTAAGAACGCCGCGCAAAAGATGACGACGCGGGAGATCATGCAATGGCTTCGCACCTCGAGAAAGCGGGCGGCCTACGGGACAAATCGCGTAGCGATTCCTGTATGCGAGCCCGTCTGTTTCAATGTAGCCAGCCGCTACCCGAAGCGTGAAATCGACCCGTACATTCTGGGACTGTTGCTTGGTGATGGGTATATCAAACTTCGCAACGCGGTTAGGCTGACGAGCGCTGACGTGGACATTGCCAACGCATTCATCAGGTATCTTGGCGCCGATAATGTGCGTATCGATAGGCGCGAAGGGAATGCTGCCAGTGAATACGCGGCTCGAGGCGCACCTGCGGCAGTCCTTTGGAATCGTCTCGTCAAGATGGGGCTCGCCGGTAAGGGTTCTGAGAATAAGTTTATTCCGCGCGCATATCTATTCGCCGATATTCCAACGCGGTGGGCGCTTCTTCAGGGGCTCATGGATACGGACGGATGGGCTGAGCAGGACGGCGAGGCGTACTACTGCACCATATCGCCGCAGCTTGCTGATGACGTGATGCACCTGGCTCGGTCTCTAGGTGCGATCGTGTCGCGGACAGAGCAGGTGCCGACGTATACCTACAAAGGTGAGCGACACGATGGTCAGCTTGCGTACAAGTTGCGCTTGAAATTCAGAGCCAACGCGAGTGCGTTTCGTCTCGCGCGTAAAATCGATCGTTGCAAAGACAAGGTGCCCCAAACACATTGCCGCTACATCGAGCGCGTGGAGTTTTCGCGCAAGGCCGAGGCTGTCTGCATCGAAGTCCGGCACGCCAATTCGCTTTATATTACCGATGACTTCGTGGTTACGCATAACACCGACGCATCTATTGGGCGCGCGCTGATTCGAGCGCTCAAGTACCAGAAGCATTTCAAGGGACACTTCATTCGGCGGGAGTTGACGCAGCTAGAGCCGGTGATTGCGCGCAGTAAAGAAATCTACTCGTCATTCGGGACGTACAATGAGTCCAAAAAGATTTGGACATTCAACAGCGGTGGCAGTCTCCACTTTCGCTACATTGAACGGGATGCGGATGCTGACAAATTTCTTGGCGATTCCTGTACAGACTTGCTCGTCGAGGAAATCGGAAACTTTCCGGACATCAAGCCGCTGTTGAAGCTTAAGGGCATCTTGCGAAGCGTCGCCGGAGTTCCACCAAGCTTCTGCGCGACAGGAAATCCGGGCGGAGTAGGCGCTAGTTTGATCAAGCGCCGCTACGTGGACCCGGCGCCGGAGGGGTGGCGCATTATCAAGGATGTGGACGAGCTGACGGGGCTCGTCAGCGAGCGTATTTATATCCCGTCTCGCATCACCGACAACCAACTTCTGCTGCGTAACGATCCCGGCTACCTGTCGCGTCTCACGAGAACCGGCAGCGCAGCCCTTGTGCGTAGCTGGCTCGAGGGCGATTTCAGTGCCATAGAAGGCGCTTTCTTTGAGAAATTCAACCCCTCGCTTCACGTCGTACGCAACACAAAACTGCCCGAGCATTGGCTGCGATTCAGGGCGATGGATTGGGGGAGTTGGTTTCCCTTCTATATCTGCTGGTGTGCCCACGCCAGCGAAGACTTTAATCACCCAGACGGCCCGTTCATCCCGAAAGGGTCGATCGTCGTCTATAGGGAGTGGTACGGTTCGGCCGGGCACAACAACACCGGGCTCAAGATGCCGGCGCCAGAAGTCGGTCTTGAGATCCAGCGCATTGAGCGCGGCATGAAAATCAAGCCGACATACGGCGTGCTGGACCCGAGCGCATTCAAGATGGACGGCGGCCCGAGCGTCGCCGAACGTATCGCGCGCGCGACAGACGGCGCCGTAACGTTCCGCCGCGCCGACAACCGGCGTATAGGGAAGGACGGGGCCATGGGCGGGTGGGACGCGTTGCGTGAACGGATTAATGGCATAGCGACAGTCGTGGGTGATCGCACGGTCAACATTCCCACGCTTTACATTTTCGAGCAGTGCGCCGATCTGATCCGCACGCTTCCCATGATGCAGCACGATAAAGATAACCCCGAAGACCTTATGGGGGCGGAGGATCACCCGTCTGATTCTGTCCGGTATGCGATAATGAGCCGCCCATGGCTCGAGGACGCACCAAAGCCCAAGGCGCCGTTTAAAGACTTCCGCGACATGACGCTCAACGAATTGTGGGTGGATCACGAAAAGACGCGCGGCCGTCATCAGGAGTGGAGAATCTGATGCCTATCAGCGATCTCAAAGAGCGCTGGAATGCGCGCAACCCCGACAAGCCTCAGAAGGAGCTTGACGAGCTTGCCAAGCAAGTCGCCGCGACCAAGGCTGTCCACGATCAAAAACTCACGGATTTACTGGCGAAATTGCGCGACAACGGTGGCGCCATTGTTCTCGCCAAACACTGTTGCGAATCCGAGCAGGCAGCCGCCCGTCGCCGAGGCGACTTGGTGATTGACGGCTCCGGCGTCGGCTACATCCTGCGTCCGCGTACGTGGCTCGACCTCATGCGTGAGCGTGACCCGATTTACGGTAGCGGGCGCAAGACGGCGCTGACCCCGCGCAGCGATGACCGCGGCTGGCGGGATTTGTGCGTTGAGCGCGTGCGCGAGGCGGCGGAGTAAGGCGATGGACCCGAACCATAGCCGGCCGTATTTCTACCGCGGGATCGAGTGCGGTCCCGGCTGGTATCCGCTTTACGGGCCGATCGTTGCCAAGTGCCAGCGACAGGGGATCTCCATCGCGCAAGTGAAAGAAAAATTCGGCCTGCTGCGCATCTATGTAGAGAAGCCGACTCCGGCCATTACCAAAGCAATTTACGAGGCGGAGGCCGCCTCCGCGCGGACGTGCGAGACGTGCGGCGCGCCCGGCCATATGTATGACGACGGCTACAGGCGGGTGCGGTGCAAGCCATGCCGCGAGGGGGAGTGAGTCATGGCTGAGGAAGATCTGATCCTGGACGGCCAGCGCGAAACGCCGGAGGAGTTCAAGGGCAACGGTGACGACGACCCGGAGTTGGCGCGCTGGAAAGCAGAGATATCGCGCGGCCTCAAATATTACGAGGACTACTTCAAGCGCGTTGACAAGATCATCGCTCTTTACCGCGCAGAGGACAAGCGACGGCGCAACGATTCGGACGGCGCGCGCCGCTACAATGCTCTGTGGAGCATGTGTTCGACCTTACAGCCGGCGCTGTTCCAGACGATGCCGCGCGCGTATGTCTCTCGCCGCTACAATGATCAGGACAAGATCGCGCGCAACGCCTCAATGATCCTCGAGCGGTGCTTGACGTACATGAACGACAGCGATGACGCGCTCGACAGCTTTTCGACTGCCGTTGACGATTACATTCTCGGTGGACGCGGTGTCGTCTGGCCACGCTACAATCCAATGTTCGACCTCACCATGTCCGAGCAGCGGACGTATTATGAGGATGGCGAGAAGACGCCGGAGGGCGCCGAACTCGGTCAAGATGACCAGGGGCAATACTACCGCGCGCAAGTCGAGCATCTGAGTGACGAGACGATAGACACCGACCACATTCAGATGACCTCGTTTCTGACGCCTGCGGCGAGCAAGATAAAAACCGTTCCGTGGATGGCGAAACGGGTCTTCATGACCCGCCAGGAATTGGTCAAGCGCTTCGGTAAGAAGCTTGGCAAGGACGTTCCACTCAAGTACCGCAGCGATGGCAGCCGCTTCAATGCGGAAAGTCGCGACCCCGACCGCTCATCGGCGCCGAACGAGCAGCAGGCGTTGTTTTTGACCGCGCCGGTATGGGAGATATGGTGCCGCACAGACCGCAAGGTTCGCTGGCTGTGCATGGAATTTGACCAGATGCTCGACGTGCAGGACGACCCGCTCGGCCTGTCAAAATTCTTTCCCGCGCCCAAGCCATTGTACGGCACGATGACGGCTAACAGCCTCATTCCAGTGCCGGACTTCAAATTCTACGAGGACATTTCCCGCGAACTCGATGAACTCACGTACCGTATTTCGCTGCTGACGGAATCGCTGCGTGTCGTCGGCGTATATGATGCCTCGCTCGGCGAGATTGTCCAACGCCTTACGAAGAACACGCGCGAAAACGACATGCTCCCCATCAAGAATTGGGGCGAGTTCGCCGAAAAGGGCGGTATGCGGAAGGCAATCGACTTCCTGCCGCTCGATCAGATTATCATGGTGCTGAAGGAACTGTACGACGCGCGTCGTCAGTTGGTGCAAGAGTTGTATGAGCTTACCGGCATCAGCGATATTGCCCGCGGTGCCAGCGATCCGCGTGAGACGGCGGCGGCGCAAAAGCTCAAGGGGCAATACGTCAGCCAGCGCTTGAAGCGTCAAGTGCAGAAGGTGATGCGCTTTCACCTTGCGCACATGGAGATCCAGGCTGAGATTATCTGCAAGCATTTCGACGACTCGACGATCATGCGCATCAGCGACGCGCAGCAATACATAACCGACATGCAGGGCAACTTCGATCAGCAGGCCGCGGCAGCGGCTCTGCAAGTCCTGCGCTCCGATCCCATGCGCTGCTTTCGGATCAAGATCGACAATAGGACGCTGGCCGACGACGACATGTCGGCGGACAGAGAGGACGGCCTTAAATTCATCGAGGGCGTCTCGAAACTGCTCAGCGAGGCCGTGCCTCTTTCGCAGTCCGTGCCTAAGCTCGCTCCGGTGCTCAAGGAAATGATTCTGTTCGGCTCGCGCATGTTTCCCGTGGCCCGCTCTGTCGAATTGCGGCTTGAGCAGTGTCTTGATGCGTTGACGGAAAACATGCCGCCGCCGGAGCCGAAGAACGGGCCGAAGCCGATGGACCCGCAGGAATTTCAGGTCAAGATGCGCGAGTTGGACATCCGCGAGCAGGAGCTTGGGGTGCAGCGGCAGGCGAACATGATCGCCGAGGCCGGGGCTACCCGCTCCGCGGGTATTGAGCACCGCAAGCTCGACGTGGCAATGCAGACGGCGGTGAACTCAGACAAGCGGCAGTTGACGATTAATGAGGCGACGCAGGCCAACAAGCAGGCTGATCGTCAAGCGACCACGCAACTTGGCGTGGCGCGACTGGCAGTGGATTCACATCATCGCGGCGAGGACCGGCAGGCCAACATGGATCAGCAGAACGCTGAGCGGTTCCACGAGCACCACCAAGACGGGCTTGCCGCGCAGCGCAACGTGACCCAGGCAATCGTCGAGAAGGTCCACGACGCAAAGCAGGCGGGGCTCGACCGCACGCACGAGGCGACGCAAGCCAATCTGGATCGCGCCCACGAGGCAATCCAGGCGGTAGCCGATCGCAAGCAGAAGGCGGAGGACGCGCGCCGGCAGGCGACGGCCAAGGCAAAGGCTCCGGCGGCCCAGCCTAAACCGTAGTTTCTCGTCAATTCGGGGTTGCGCGCGGCATCCGCCGCTCCACCTGAGCATTGGAGAACCAACATGAGCTTTCTTAACGAAGCGGTCGGTCAGCCGGCGGATGGTGCGGCCTCGGACTCTGTGTCCGCATGGTCGCTGCTGGCGTTGCTCAAGGGTATACTGTCGCGGGTCGGCGGCATCACCCCGTCCGCTGCGGCTGCGACCGCCTCCCTCGCCCGCGTCGCATCCGCCGCGACGACTAACGCAACGAGCGTTAAGGCCGGCGCCGGCAACCTCTACTCAGTGGCGGCCTACAACAATACGGGCTCTGCACGCTTTCTCAAGCTCTACAACAAGGCGTCGGCGCCGACCGTGGGCACGGACACTCCGGTGTGGACCATTCCGCTGCCGGCCAGCGGCGGCTTTTCCGAGGCGTGGGACATCCCCGTGGCGTTTTCCATTGGCATCGCCTACGCGATCACCGCAGCAGCCGCGGACTCCGACGCGACCGCGATCGGCGCGAACGATGTGCAGGGTAAGCTCACATATGTCTAGCACGAGGCACGGCCGATGAGCTGGTACAGC